CGTTTAGAGCCCACGCGCCAAGCCGATAATTATATACCAGAACCTTATTGGGATATTGGGTTGAGAATGGACTTGGTAAGGTATCTTGAGGAAAGCTCCAATAGACCATTTCGGTATAGAAATCTCTAATCCCAGCTACGCGATATACCCCATTATTTGCTTTACGGATGCTAAATACTTCGTCAGGAATCTTGTTGTCGATACGCTCAACATTGGATCCGTTACATGCGTGAACGCCAACCGTTCCCATCGTTAACACGTGACGATCAAAAGGAACCGTAGAAAAGGTAGATTCAGATCCCAATTCGGTATTAATTTTTTGCCATACAAATGGAAGAACTTGGTTCTGCGTATACGCCAATTCCCATGTAGATCGTTCAAAATCTACAATAAGACGATCTTTAATAAACTGAGCACTTACTATTGCTTCATCAGTTGGAGCATCGAGAAAACCTGCTCCTGCCCAATTTGAATTAGCACTCGCAGCGTTATCAGTTTGGTTCTGTTCATACCATGAATTAGTATCATAAGGCGAACCATTTTTAGGGTAACGAGCTCGATTTACATACTGAGTATTGGTTCCCAAGCCACCACCATTATTATTTTCTATGGTATTCAAAAGAACCAATCTGTCTTTAAATCCAACAATTATTCGTGCCGTTACTATAAAAGGTCCTGTATGAGGTGCTCCTCCTGCTGGTGCAAAATAGAATCCATTCGCCCCAATAGCGGCAACCCATGTATTGCCATCTATAGTAGACCATATCGGATCATCATTCGCATTTCCGGCACCATTTGGGTTAACTACAAAATAATTACTGACAAACATAGCCCTAACGGCGTCTGTTGCACCACGCCAATTCCATGCCCAAAAGAAATCAGAGTTTGTTCCGTGCCACATGGGAGTAGTTCCCGTTCCAGATCTTACCCATCGAGTTCCATTGTATACGTATGCCCATTGCGTATCGAATGCATAAGCCGGCTGATCATTAATAGATACGCCTGTTAGATCATAGGTTGTTAATCCCATAACCGGTAATCCCGGGTAAAAATAGACAGCAGTATTTATCGCTGCGCCATTAATAACTAATGCGCCAGTGGTAGTATTAAAGGTTGCTGTCGTAGCAGCTCCTGTATGTTGTAAAACACCCGGCGTTCCTAATGCAACAACGGTAAATACATCATTACCAATAACAAATGATTGACCAACCGCGTATACAGAATTAGAAACAGTAACAGAGATATTTCCTGATCCATCAGTAGTGCCAACTTGAACAGATAGTCTTGAATAAAACGGAGCAACTAATGGAGTCGTAGCACCGCTTCCTGTTAATGTGCCACCAAATCTTTTACGTACACGCCCACGGAATACATAACAATTCTCAAGTGATTCAAAGGCATCATCCGGAATCAAAAAAGGTTTTAAATCTGTCTGCATCCCCGTATTGATTGGAGCTATTAAGAACCTATCAAAAGCCATTTATATATCCTTTCAATTTGATTCTTAAATTCATCAATACTCATATCAGACTTTGCTTGATTACAATATCTACAAGCAGAAACGCAATTAGATAAAACGTATCCTTTTGACGAGTCAATTCTATCGATACCATTGTAATAAATCTGTGGCTTTTTTGATTTTTGTCTTCTTAGTAATTGCTTGGGACTTACACCACAATAGTCACAATTACCATTAATCAGAATTTCAAATTCATGATAAGACAAATTAAATTCTTTGTTCCGGAGTCTTGATTTTCTTTTATATAATGAAAATATTTTGTTTACTCCGGTTTCATGTATTTTTTCTTCGGCCATACACCCACATGAAACTCGTTGTCCCGCTCTTAAATGTCCTCCATATGCAACGCATTTTGTGCCGCAATCACACTGGCAAATCCATCTGACTCCGCTATGTATTCCTTTTTCGGCAATTTCTATAACTATTAATTTACCATACCTATTACCAGTAATATCAATTGCGTCTTTTCTCAATCTCATAATGCATCCTTTGTCGTACTCACTGATTATATACGGCGATGCATTATGAATCAACATATTAGTACCCTATAGCTAAATACTGGAATGAGCATGCAGCTGCCGCGACTGTTGTTCGAGAAGACCCATAAGCATTAAATCCAACATTGGTAAATGCAGATAAACGAACAAATGTATTAGAATCAGCGGCAGAATTAACAAATGTAGTTAACTGGACAGACATAACATTAGTGAATACAGGAATATCTGCAGCGACAGGAAAGGTAATAGCAGTATTTCCATTCGCATTTCCATTTCCCCACTTTAACAGTATGCCTGAAGGCAAATAAGTCCACCCAGAAACATTATTACCGGGATCAGATGCAACAGAAAGTATAGAGGCAGTTGAAGGTATTTGAACAACGGTAACCTGATTTGTTTTGTTGATGAATACTTCATTTACTGCAGCATTATACGGAGAAACGGCAGAATATAAAGCCATTTCAGTTAATCCAAATACAATAGGGGGGGTAGATGCCTGTTGTGGCAATGTTACCCATTTATGCTTGCCCATATCCGCGCCGGCATTAAAGGTCACGTGGTTTACATTAAAGGCATTGTAGTTCGCCAAGAAGTTATTCAATATGTCTTGTTGCGATTGGGATAGGGCATCAGTCGCTTGAGGAATGTTTTGGTTATACGACACTTTTAATTCTCCTTAATTAAAATTGGCCGCCACCACCGTAACCCCACCCACCACCAAATCCACCGGTATTATTGTTATTGTCAGTGTAAATGGTAGCAACTCGTTCATTGGTATATTGAACAATGGTGCGTCGTTGGCATAAGGCTTCTTGCTTCTTAAACTCGGGCATAATCAGTTGAACAGATTCCATATCCATTCTGTCTTCGAATATCTTTTTAGCCGCTCCATAAGCGATATACTGCCACCACTCTTCAAGTTCAGGCGTCTCAGTTGTGTCCAATAGTGCAGTCGGACGAATATACACCTCAAAGTTAATCTTATATGGCATATCGGGAACCGGTCGCAGTCTAAAGTGGTTATCATGCCACAATAAGGCTAATGGACGAGCGGCTGCCAATGGAATACTTTGGCTATTTATAGGTTGTCCAGTTCCAGGAGCAGTCGTAAAGGTAACGATATATTGGCCGGTAAGGTAATTTACATTGTTATTAGGCAACAGATCGGCTGGATAATATATAGGTCCTGCAGGTAATCCCACATAGGGATCATATAAATTACCAAATACTGTTAAATTACCGGTTAATGAGTCCTGCATGGGGACATCAATCATAGTCAGACCATTATTATTGGCATCAATAGAGCTAAAAAGAACTTGGTTCTGTTCTAATATGATCTGTTGTGATCCGGGAGATGGTGGAATGGATTGGTTTGCGTTAACAACGCCCGTAAATTGAGTTGTTGCGCTATCACCAAGTCCCGGTTGTTGTGCAATGTTATTTACTTGGGGATAAATCCCGAAAAATTCTTCTCTATTTTGTGTATAGAATGACTGAAATCCCGCTATATAAACGGGTGGATGAACCGTAAGGTATTTGTTCTGGAAGTTATAGAGTGGATTGTTCTGAGAAATGCTTTCATCAGTCGCATACAGGGTTTGGTATGGGTTACAGTAAAAGCTGAAGGGCCTTCTCAGATTAAACATCCGTAGATGTTCAGGAAAGTCGTATATCACAAAGGTATTTATATATTGCTGCAAGTCTGCATCTGCCAACTGTGCTGTTGAAGGAGATCGCGTTAGCCTACGAACTTTAGTCTGTATGGTCTGTAATGTTGAACTTGCATTTGCTGCTATGGCCATTCGTTCTCCTTTTTATGAGGGCAGAATATTTTGTAATGCAGCGAGTAATGTTTCATTTACTTCACCGATAGGGACCACCTGTGGGCAAATATTCACCCACGGTGGTGTTCCACTCGGAATCATAAAGGGATCAAATAATGAAGCATCAATATTAATAGCAAAGGTCGTGGGTGATGTCACGACAATTGCGCCCGTTTGTTGATCAATCTGCTGCATCCCGCATGCGG